TCGATAAGCCTAAAGTTATAGTCCCCGAACTAGTAATGGGAGAGCCGCTATCAACATCAATACCGTCAGTTCCGCTAATAGCCACGCTAGTAACAGTACCCGTCGTGGTGCTATAACTATATGCTTCAATCTTGTCCGCAATAGAGGCAGAGGTCATCAAGCTGGTGTCGTTATCAACAAATGACTCGCCAGAAGTTTGAACGGTGGAAATGCCAACACTGTCTACGGTAAGAGTGCCAGCGGTGGTGAAGCCCCCGGCGGTAATCGTTCCGGTTGTAGTATCACTAGCGTCATTTACTAGAAACGCATCGTCTACGTTTAGGGTGTCGCCACTTAGCGTAATATTTGTGCCACTGACCAGATTGGTGTCGCTACTAATATCAACAGTGTGCGAAAGATTGCCGCTAGCATCTAAATGTACAGATTTAGGGCCGGGGTATGTGGCAAATACCGTAGAAGTGCCGCTAAGGGTAACGTGACTGTCTGTAAACGCGGAGCCAATATTTACATCCGTAGTGTCATCGAAGCTGGCTGCTGTAGTGATGGTGGTATTTTTTCCAGATGTAGCCTGTTTGAAGTTAACCACGCCGTCTGAGAAGTCATAACCGCCTGACGAGAAGCGTACACCGGAACTGTCCATCGCATAGATAGCTCCATTATGCCCACCAGCATTTTCCACAGCCTGCGCAAGATTCTTAGCGGCAACCCCTCGCGAGGCACCTGCGTTGAATTCTGTCGCCACCATCGCCCCGTAATCATTTTTTATTGTATACGTTTTGCTTAGGCCAGCATTATCTATCAGCGTAAGAGTGCCATTATTGACATCATCGAATTCAGTATCGCCAAATGTTAAAGTGGCGGTATGAGCACTACTATCTAATATCGTCGTTCTAGAAAGGGTGTCAGGAGAGTCGGTAACCGTACCAAGACCTATTTCCCAGTTGCTTCCGCTGGTTATGGCGTAATAGCAGGTATTACCGTGGCCAATGCCAGCAACAAAGTTTTGGAATGTCGCTACAGCACCGGCCAAAGTAATTGCGCCGGTGCCGGTTGTGGTTGTTGTCTCCTTAACCCTATCGGCTATAACTAGAGCCATTTCAGCATCCTTTTAGGGTGACAAAGGGCCAATTCTAATTTAATATACACCATAAAGAAAAAACCGCCCCATGTTAATAGGACGGTTTTCCCTTTAAGGCCAGCTAGTATATAGCTTAGAATGAGCCTAGCAGAACTCGACGGTTATCAAGCACTGCGAAGCCGAGTTCGGCCCATCCATACCAGCCAGCGCGCTGGTGACGGTGGAGCGAGTCGTCTTCGAAGACCTGTACTTCTTGCTTCATCGGCATGATGAAACTATCGTTGCTCTGGAGGTCCAGACCAACAACTAGTTCGACATCAGAGCCAGACGCTTCAAGAGCACCGCTTAGCTCGTCGGTAAAGAAGGTCTGGTATTCCTGACCTTCACCGAGTTCATCGATGTCGTGAAGATTCACGCCAAAGATTCGAGTAAGGACACCACCACCATCAGCCGCGACATAAATCTCACGACGGGTAACTTCGTCAATCTGGTCAACCTGCCAGTTACGGATATCTTCCAAAGCTTCTGGGCTAAGGAAAACGTCTGACAAACGACCACGGTTGAGTGACGCGGTGTTACCACCACCGTTACGCCGCATGACGGTCTTCATCAAGCTAACAAGGCGCTTGGTGAACTGACCGGCTGAAGCGTCACTGTCATAAACCAAGATGTTACGGTCAACGCCAGCACTTAGAACAGTGTGCCAACCGTCGTCGTTAATCTTCTTGACGAATGAAGCTTCAAGTACCTGAGCGGCACGACCTACAATATCCCAACGAGCCTCTCGCGCATAGCGAAGGAGGTAATCGATTGAACTGGAAATACTATAAGTGGGGACCATCACGTAGTCGCCCTCAACATGACGCTCGGGAATACGACCATGGCCGGGGTTGGTGTAGGCGACGAATTCGTCTTCTTCACCGGGGGCCAAAAGGTCTAGTGGGAACTCTGAAGTTGTGCCCGGCTCCATCGGAATGGCTTCAAAAATGCCAGTCACAATATCACCAACCAAAACACCCTGACGAAGAGGAAGCTCAAGAGCCTTGGCTAGCTCGCGCTGAGCGGCAAGGGCCTCGTTCTTCTCGGAACTGCCAGAACGCTTAAGCAATTCGATAAACTGCTCGTCTGGTCTTTGCATAAAACTTGACATTATTTATTCTCCATGTTCTATTCTTAATTTTAAGGTAAACAGTCTTATCCGATGATGTCGTCAGCAGAAGGAACGTTGGTGTTCGGAAGGTTAATCTCTACCTTCACATAGCCATCCTCGTCCTTCGTGGACAAGAATCGACCAACAACGCGGCCAACGCCCAATACGTCATCGGCGTCTTGGGTTACAGTGCAGTGGTTGCTTACAGCAATCAATCCACTATGACTCACATAGGCCAAGCCTCCAGCAACAGGAGTTTCGCCGGGATAAATCTTATCAGTAACAGCCCAACCCTTCTTAAGAAGAGTAACCTTACCGCCCTTTTGGACCTCATCCTTGTGCCAGTTAATGTGCTGACGAGTAAGGTCAAGGTTTACCATATCATTAAGCAGCATGCCAACCGGAACGACACCAGAAATTGCCGTAGAACCCGCCGCGCCCGGAGCCACCGTGACAACTCTTGAGTAGGTTACCAAAGCGTTGCTCTGGTCCATAGCAGCACCCGAACCGCCCGTGGTGCCTTCGATGGTCCCCTTCATGATTGCAATACCGCCACGAGTGGCGACTTCATTCATGAAGAAAGAAATGTCAGTTTGAAGTTCGTGTCTATCAGCTTTTAAAGCCATTGTTATATCTCCGTTTTTAAAGTACGTTATGAGACTTAGCCTTGCACCAGCAGAGGTCTCATTTAATTCTCGTCATCAACCAACGATGCGGTAGTCTTCAAAACGCTATTTTTTAGCCACGCACTTGCAGCCATTCTCGCGTCTTGAACTGAATCAGCATCGGTATCGTCAGTCAAAGCGGCCTCAACGGCTTCTTCAACATCCTCTAGAACCTCGGCATCAGCTTCGGCTTCAGCTTCATCAGTGTCTTCAGTATCTTCAGCTTCTGTATCTTCTTCAGAATCAAGAGCTTCGGCTTCATCGACCTGAGTCTCTGCCTCGACCTCGACATCCTTGGAAGCGATAAGCTGAACGATTTCTGTAAACATTTCATCGCTTGCTTCAGCAAACTTTTCTAGAGCAGTATCAACAGCTTCACCTTCAAGACCGGCCTGAATCAGAGCAGTCTTACGAGCCATTGTCTTGACTTCAGCCTCGTGGGCTTCAATCTTCTCCAGAGCTTCAGTAAGCTCAACGTCTTTTGCAACTAGCTTTTCTTCTAGCGCAGCAATAGTCTCCTGAACGGTCTTTAGCTCATCGGCGCTAGCCTGAACAGCTTCATCTTTTTCAGAGATAGAAGCTTCTAGAGCATCGACCTGAGTCTTAATTTCTTCGTCCTTCTGACGAGAAATCTTATCCTTAGCAGCCTCTGCCTCTTCACGGGCGTTGGCTAGCTGGGACTTAAGCTCTTCGACTTGCTGTTCTAGCAAATTTTCATTAGCCATGTTATTCATCTCCCATATACTAGATTCTTGAATTGAGTATGATGCCTTACTTTCAAAAGGATTCACGTCATTCTTTAGAATGATGCTAGCGGGGTTTGCTGGCTTACTTACCAATCCCTTACCCGAAAAAGAAACATTCCTTAGTAATCGTCCAAGTTTATAACCTTCATATTCACCCTCGCCACCGTAGCTTTTTAGGTGCTTGGTAAGCCAAGCCGAAGCCTCATCTCTGGTAACGGTGTTATGCTCGCCCTCTGGCGAAACAACGGCGTAATCAAATCCTGCAAACAGGCACTCCATCGACACAAACCACTTGCCCTGCTCAATCTCAGAGATAAGCTTGCTAGTACGTTCGGCTCTTTCCTCATCGGACCAACTCTTATAAAGAACCGCACTGGTTATGATATCAAATTTCTTAGGAGGCTCTTGCAGGTCAGCCGCCATAATCTTGCCGTCGCTTACAACACAGTTGCCAGTGATGTGACCAATAATATCTGCTTCATCGTGCATATAATTAAAGGGTTTGTCCTCTGGAGTATTCCTAGCGGACCATGTCTCTTTATAATCGAATACGTCATCGTTTCTATTCCAGCCCGTAGAAACTAGTACCGAGTTAAGATAATAAAGGTCAAACTGGTCTGGGTTGCTATTAGCTTTGGCTAAAAATTCGGCTCGCTCAACATCAACCTGTGCTGGCTCGTATGGTTGAGCGACCGATTGATAAGCTATACTGATGTTATCTAGGATAGCGTCAGCTAAGCCATCATTTATTTCTGCTGCGTATGCTTTTATTGTCATAGAAAAACCTCAACTGAGTATACACCATAATCTGAAATTTTTGTATTTAATGGTAATTTACGCCTCGCTGAACTTTAACCCATAGGCGGAAGATTGAAGATAGCGCTTCTCTTCAAGTGTGGGGTGGCGGTCATTAGCGACAGCAAAATCCTTTGTTAGCTGCTTGTAAATCTCAAGCATTTGCTTGTCAATGGGGTTCCCGGCCTCTAATATCGAAACGAGCAACTCTGCATCTACTATCCTATAAGGCTGTATATTAGATAAAACGCAAAGTTTGATGTATTCAAGCTCGTCCATCTCAGACTTCGTCAGACCCCTAAGATTTGACTTACCGTAGCCGTGGAGTAAGGCAGGGTTGAGTATTTCAGAGACGCTCTTCTGGGTTGAAGACGCCCAAAGCATTAAGTTTGCTAGGTCTGAAGCCGCTTGCCTAGTTTTAACAACCTTCTGCTTTCTTGGACCTTGGTCCTTAGAGTTTTTAGGTCTGCCATCTTCCGGTCTACCAGTGGGCTTAAATTTGTCTTGCGGAGGCTTCATTAGGGTTTGCTTCCGCTCCATCTTCTTGAATTCTTTCTCCTCATCAAACTCCGGTCTATCATCCGGGTTTGTAAGAGGATGTCGACCGCCTTCGTCGGAAGGCTTAAGGCCAAGCTCATGAGGAGATAAGGCATCCTTTGTAAGAGCAATCTTTTCCAAGTCCTGCCTGTGCTGCGGATTGTGATAAGGGCTAGCTTTCGGCGGAACCTTTTCTCGATTCCTGCCCTGATGCTCTCGATTAATTCTGATTTTTTCGATTTCTGGAATTTCACCAAAGCGTTCTTGCACAGTTTCACTACTAATCAAATCTCTATCTACTAACTGTATCAAGAGATTCTTTTCAGCGACTTCGTCAGAGAGAACCATTTGGTCGAAGTGAACCTTGGCTGGGAATCTAAATCCCATAGCCTTTTGTACGCGCTCGATTTCTTCCTGCCAGAAATCTACGAGAAGCGAGCGTCCATACTCCAATCTCTCAACTAAGGTTTTAAGAGAGATGAAGTTGTTTGTAAATCCTCCACCGTTATTGGCAAGCCCCGTCAAGGTTGGGGGAACTCCCAGACCGGCATAAATGCTGTTCAGCACCGGGTCATATTTTTCTGAACCCAAGAACTTGTATACCTGAGAATTAGATTCCTTAAAATCTAGTTCTGGACCCCAGACCAAGTCCATTGTGCCACCGCCAACATTGCCCGCCAAGATGTTACGAAGCTTGTTGATAGCAGCCTTTGTGGGGAGAATCTTATTGTCGAGGTCGCCCAGCTTCCAAAGACGGATGTTGGAAATAGCCCCGTCTAGAGCGGCAATATCAGCGAGCTTCATTTTCTCTAGCATGATAATGTCGTCTAATATGGCATAAATCATTGGGCTTGCCCAAATGCTCCAATCATCCTTCTTGTAATGAAAAACTCTCAACTTATCTTTATCGAGCGGTATTAGCTCAATACCTTTTCCCATCTGGCTAGCTAAATCCAAGGGCATATTAGATACTACAGATTGATTCTTCTTGTACATATTTCTCAGGTTTGTAGAAATCCTAAGAGCATATTCAGGTTCTCCAGCGAATATGGCAAGCTGGCCCCCGACAACCTCAACCGACAATGGATTCAGAAAATCATATTTCCAAGGAATTTCTCGCTTCTTGACAGACAGAAGCTCAATATCCATGTCAGCGGACTTAGATTTTCTAAAACCGTCTTCAATTCTCTTGCTAATCTTTGCGGTACGCCTCTTGACAATAACGTTTCCGCACCTATAGAGCGTATTCAAAAATCTTTCAGAACGCTCTGACCCACCGACTTTCATGAACCACTTTCTATAGAAGGCTTCAATCTTCTTATTGGGATGGACTAGCGTAACGCCCTGACTTGAGAAGTCACCCATGAGGTCGATAACGTTTCTTATAATTCCAACCTTGCTATACGCATCCATACACATGCGCATAATGTCTTTTTGTTTCTTGGGAACGGACTCTTCGCTTCTGAAGCGGTCGTAATCCCCCCTGTTCATCCCGGTTCTGACGGACTTGTTGGTTTCAATATCTAAAAATGAACGAAAGGCAGTAGTCCTCTGAATGCCTTCATATAGCTCTATGCCTTCAGAAGCCGTATCAAAAGCCTCCTGCCTGCTAGAATCATCGGTCCATGTGATAAAACCGGAGGGGTTTTGTTTTTCTTCAGCCATGACGTTCCTTAATGGCAATGGAGTTGGATTAGAATTCTACTGAATCATACACCAAATCAGTAGATATCCTTCATTTGTTCTGTAAACCACTGAGGCCCCATGTACATAGGCCCCTCCAGATTTTTTTGGTTGTCACCCACAAAGCCCCCTATTGTGTCGTAGGTGGGCGGAACCGGGGTTCTTTGTATGGTTCTTGCCGCCATGTTTGCCATCAATAAAGCACTGTACCGGTCTTTTCTTAATCGCCCCTTCTTCCCCCCCGCAGTCTTTACTTCTGGGGTATCCCACTTATCTCGACCAGCAGGAGTTTGCGACATTTCAATCATAGAAAGCTCGTCCTTTAACTCTTCAATCTCCATAACACAGTCCTCCAGCGTGTCGTGCAAACGCCTCTTCATCTTGTCGTCTGCCGCAGATAAACCAAGACTAACGGCGTCGAAGAATGGAAATATCAACACCCTGTCTTCAAAATCTTTTCTTAAGCCGTGGTTGGCTTCACCCAGCCAATCGGACTTTGCGAATTGACACATTTCCAATATATGCAAACCGGGGTATCCATCTGTATCTTTTTCTTTGTCTTCTTCAATGATTGGCCATATAGGATGTTCACCCTCTTTGACTTTGTCTTTGTCATGCAAAGATTCCATAACCGCGATACCCCCACCTTGAGCATCCATGGCTATTTGTCGGCACGGAAATACTTTCATAAGGTCGCGTATTTTTCTAGCACAATAAGCATAGAAGTCTGTCTCCGAAATTATTCCAGACTTGACCTTCTCTTTGTGCTCGCCCCTATTCGTTGTCCAACAGTGAGCTATTCTTCGATGGTCCAAATGAAGTTCTAGGACAACAATACTAAAATTATCAACCTCAGATGCTGGGTCAACCCCATATATGTACTGTGCCGTAGGGTCTCCTCTCAGCATGGATTCAAAAAACACATCCCCGCTAGGAAGGGAGATTGAATTGTCTTTGGTAACCACACAGGACTCCAACAGAGACCTCTTAAAAAAGCCCTGACTATCTCTTGTAAAGCACGCTCCATATTCCATTTGGTAAATGCCAGAATGTATAGTGGCTCTAGAACGAGCAACCTGACCAGCATCCATGAACCCTTCTGGAAGAAGTTCAAAAGGAATCCTGATTATGCTATAATCTTTCCAGTTGAAATCTGACGGTATCTCTTTTGTCCCAAAGACTTTCTCCAGTCTCTTAGGCATACCTTTGCTCTGGATAATAGCTTTCCACTTCTTCCAATATTCGGCAAAGTGATTAAACTCATAATAGGCCGTTCCAGAAATAATAATCTGGTTTGAGGAAGGGTCACGTTCATTCAAAGTGTCGGCTTCAATATCCCCAAGTTCTATAGCCCTCTTTTTTGAGGCCATTATTTTTACGTTTTCAATAGGAGATGCGCTTACCGCAGCAAAACCTGCGACAACGTTTTCAAATATTTCACGGGGGATGGAGGCGAATTCATCTGCGATGATATCGTTTGCGCGCTGTCCACGAATCTTAGAACCATCACCTAAAGGCAAGCATGTAACCGTGCTTTCTCCCAGAATCATACGGCACATATCTACATCACGTCTCGGCCCACTGTCGGACCCAACCATATCCCTAAGAATGGGGGCGCCTTTCCAGATGGTGTCCATGTATTCAAACAGAACTTTAGACTGTCTGAACGCTGCTCCCACAACCACTATCTTTCTTTTGGGCATGAGCAGCGCCCGCATCATTGCATATAGTGATAATATAAAGCTTTTTCCAAAGCCACGAGATGCGATAAGCATGGGGAATTTTCTTCCCCACATTTCTTGCAGCATTAAGGACTGCGCGGGAAGAAGGTCTATGTTGAAAACCTGCTTGCAGATAAACGAAAAGTACTCAGGACGACCCATAAGCCAAGTTAACCTGAGATGAAATTCATCGAAGTCTTCATCGGTTATAACGCTCATGGGATTGAACAGATTAGTTTCGTCTACATCTATGTTCAACCACGCATCTTTGATTTTGTCATTCATTGTGTATGAGTTCGTTAACCCTTTTGAATATACTATTGGTTATCAAAAATGCGTTATATTTACTTCCACAGAATATAATCTTTGTATTATACCAAAGCTGAAATTCTATCAGAGCCTTCAGCATATATTTGCCGGTCACTCGCACATGCTTTTGTTGCTTCTTTGGTATTCCCGAATTCTCTGGGAAGTTAATTATATCATCAAGTGAAAATTCACATACTACAAATGCGTATTTGAAATCCTGCATCCTTTCCATTTCGGCTTGAAACGGCTTCTTTTTTTTACCCAAGTTCATCGCTATTTCTGCGGTGCTGGCTTTGCGCTCTATACAAAGGGTGTCCTCCATGCCTTTCAGGGTGTAGTCACCGGTCTTCATGGTTTCTACAACCATACCCTCACACCGGTCATATTCCTTGAAGAAATACCCCTCT